GCTGGTAATGGTTATGGTAAACAAGGGTCGATAGCGTTTGATCCAAGACAAACTCTAACTGCTCCAGTAGGCTCTACCCTAGATCCTAAAAAGACTCCCTGGCAGACGATGGGACTTGCCCCGGCTGGCACGCCCAAGGGAGATTATGGTTCGTCATACTTCAAGGGAATTATACCTTCAGACGCTCCAGGTGGGGTGTCAGCACCACTCCCAGGACAGGCTCCTGGACTACCTGTAGTTCAGCCTCCACCGACTTCTCAAGAGGCTCAGGCGCTAAAGTGGGCTGAAGAAAACCTCAATCCTCCGAAGATCAAACCAAAGAAGCCTAAGGTCTATCCTGCTGAAGGACCAATGCATGAGGGTCAGCCTATCTCGACATACGAGCAGGGGACTCTCAAGGAGCTTGAAGCTGCTGGTCGACCTCTTGATAAAGTTCAGACAAAGAAGCTCGCTGCTATTAAGCAATATGAGAGTGGTCGACTTCCTGTCGAGGCTCCGACCGCTGTTATCCCAGAGCCATCAAATAGCTACATAGGCGACATGCTTAATGCAGCTCAAAAAGGTGATAACCCTGAGAATATCCAAGGTTCTTGGGGGATGCTACTTGGCTCTGAGCAGGTAGAATTTTCTCAGAACTACCCAGATTTGTACGAGAAGATTAAGCCTATTATATTCCCTGCACCCGAGGTTGCAGGTCATCCTACTGATTCTCATTGGGCTAGCTTTGGTGCTACTACACCTCCATCTGCTGGTACGTTTGCTGCCAACCTCAAGAACGGTGGGACATACGATGAGATTATAGAAGCATATAACAAGATGTCTCCTGGAGGAAAAGAAGACTTCCAAGACTTCTTTACGAACGAGTATGATCTTTTTCAAAATATTGTAAAGGCTAATGAGCCTGCAAATCGTCCAGCATCGATGGAGAAGCATTGGAATGATGTAGAAAATATTTTTGAGGAGGCTGGATTCAACGGAGAGGCCTTTAAGAACTGGCATAAAGGAAATCCAGATCTAACTCCTGAGCAGCTTCATATGGCAGCTGTTGAGGAATTAGGAAATGCTGGACATTATGAGGCGGCTGAGGATCTGCAAAAACTCTGGGACATGAAGGTCGCGGGAGATACAGTTGATTCCCCACCGACTTCTTCTGGTCAAGATTGGTCGTTGGAAGTTCCTCATCCTGAGGGAAAGGTAGATGTGTTTGATCCTGGAAGTGGAAAGTCCTTTGGAACTTTCGACTCGCAGGCTCAAGCGGATGCTTTTATAAATAATCATCCACATAGAAAATTTCTAGATTCTGCTCCTCATGACCCGTTGTACATGGCAGGGGAGACTGAATTCCCGTCAGCAGTACAGGGTGAAAACCTAGATGTCGCTGGAGTAAACTTCGACGCATTGATGAAAGGTGCTACAAGACCAGCTCCTACAGCAACACCGAATCTCGTCAAGAAACCTACTGCAGAAGAGCTGATAGCCTCGCGTGGGTCTGGTCCTGAATGGGATGACTTTGTTGACCAGGGTGGCATAGAAGCTGCTACCCAAGACATGAGTCAGATAGGTAAACTTGAACCTGTCCAGTCACCTATTGAATCAATGGGTGGGAAAGCTCCAAGTAAAGGTGCTAAGAAACTTGCAAAGACTGCGGGCAGTGATGCTGCATGGCTGCAAAAGTCAGTAAAGCAACTCCGTGAGATGCAAGCACAGGGGATGAAGTTACCTCCTGTAGCTTTAGATAAAATTGCAGCCTTTGATGCAAAGAAAGCGGGTAAAGTCTCCCTCAAAACAATGGGGGACTATGCTGCTGAAGCTGAGAAAGAATTAGGAAATGTCGCGCCCCCTGCTGCTCTCAATCCTCTTGGTAAGGCTACGCTCGAGAATCTGGATGCTGAGGGTCATCTAGATTATTTGAGGAACACCTATGGGAATGTTGCAGAGAATCTTGCTAAGCATAGTGGGACAGAAATGGGCAGCATCGAATCCCATACAAAGGATGTGCTCAAGCAGTGGAAGACTCAATTAGACCCAGAGGATTTTGAAGATATCTCCAGCCGGTATGGGACGGATGTAAATGCTCTAATGAATATCGCGCTCCCTCTGCACGATATTGGGAAGCCCGGAGCTTTAGCTGCTGGTGACAAAACCTTGCAACATTCGCACACTGTCCCTATCATGACGGAGATTCTAAAGAAGGAAGGGTTTGATCAGAAAGATATCAATCTTGCTACAGAGCTTTTTAATCATGACATGATTGGTGGACTTCTTCAGGGGTCGAGCAAATATACACCACAACAGGTTGCAGATGAACTTGTAAAGAAGGCCGATAAACTCGGCATGAGTCCACGAGACTTTGCTACATTGCAGCTCGCATTCTTTCAGGCAGATGCTTCTTCATATCCGTTCGTTACGCAGTATATGAAGCAGATGCCAAATGGTGCTTGGATATCAGATAGTCCTAAGATCAAACCAATCAAGGATTTGATTGTTGGGCCAGGAGCTACCAAGGCTGTTGAAGCTGTCGATAATACTTATAAGATTAAGGTTCCTGATGCTGAAGATCTACTTGGTGGAACAAAGAGCAAGTCAATTTATACCAAAGGTGGTCAGGACTACCTATTCAAGGAAGCTAATCCATCTTACTTTGCAGACCAGGAAGTATCTGCAAACAAGATCGCTAACCTCTCGGGTCTACATCCTATCAAGATAGAGAAGATGGAAATGGGTGGTAAGCCTGGGACAATGCAGGCCGCTGTTGGAAACAACATGAATTGGCCGACACTCAAAGAGGTAGATTTGACCACACTCACCGCAGGTGAGTTGCGAGACATAATCAGAAATCACCCTGTTGACTGGCTCACAGGAAACATGGATGCTCATGGCGCTCAGTTTCTGCGCACTCCTAATGGGATTGTAGAAATTGATAGAGGTCGTGCATTCAAGAGCTACCAGGGTAACAAACTCCACGAGGACTACAATCCACAAGGTGGTCCAGGATTCTACGATCAGGTCTACAACGACATGATCAAGCTCTATAAGAAGGGCAAGTTGCCTCAATTAACTGAAGGTGACATTAGCTCTGCTCTTGAGCAAACGATTTTTAAGATGAATCAAAATCAAATCCCAATCATGCAGGAGATCCATGCAGGTCTAGATCGTAGCAAACAGGGGCATCTTGATACCCTTGCAAATACTCGCATGGCGAATCTTCGAAAAGACATGATGAAGTTCTGGTTAAATAAATGACGAATAACGTCGACCCGGAAGACGAAATCCTCTCGGCCGAGCTTAAGCAAGCTCTAGACTCTATCATTCTCCAGATAGATTCGAGGGACCAGTTCGCGCGCGACCGCATGATGAAAGTCTACAAGCGGAACGAGTTCTTCTGGGAAGGGATGCAAGGTATCTACTTCTCTGAAGTCGCGCATGACTGGAGATTCATCTCGGAGAACTATGATGAGGACTATGACTACGCCGAGGAAGCAGACATCGAAAACAAAATCGTCAACATCTACAAAGCCCACGGTGAAGTTATCATATCTGCAATCTCTCAGGCAATACCGGCAACTCGTTTTTATCCCTCCGACGCCGATCAAGCTAGCGACATTTACACTGCTCAGGCTTACACGCGCCTCGCTGAACTAATAAGGAAGCATAACAAAGCTCCTTTCCTTTTCATGAAAGCCATTGGTCTCTTGTATAACCAAGGGATCATAGCTGCATACACGTTCAACGACCAGAATTCCAAGTACGGTACAGAGACAGTTCAGCATTTCCGTGAAGGCGTGATTAAGAATGAGCTGAGACTCTGCCCAGAGTGTGGAGAGGATCTAGCTGTTCAGCCGATGAACAGCTTGCCGCCTCTCGAAGAGATGCCTGTTCCAGAAGGAGCGGAGACTTCCATCGAAAACAACGCCAATCCTCACAGTGAAGCTCCAGCAGCGCCACTCCCTGTAGAGAACGCGATGGAGGAGGAAGCTTTTGGATTGGAAGGCATCCCAGACGAGGCGATGATTCCTCCTCCTGAGGAACCTGTGCAACCTCTGGCTGGAATGATGGAGCCTCCTCCACCTAACGCAGAACTTTGTCCTAACTGTGGATCGAACGTAGCTCCGATGATTGAGACAGAGGAAGAGCCTACCCAGGAACTTGACTGGGAAGAAACAGTTCCGAAGTCTCGTCAGATCGTTGAGCTTTACGGCGCAACCAACGTCCAGATCATGCCAAGAGCCAGGACGTTGCAGCAGTCTGGATATCTCATTCTGAATGACGAACACGATGTTGCTGAAATGCAGGAGAAGTTTCCTCATATCGCAGATAAAATCGTTGCTACTGCTGATAGTGAACGATACGATCGATGGGCGCGCACCCCCAGCAATGTCGGCTCAGACTCCGACGAAGAAGTTTGCACCTGTCGTCAGGTTTGGCTCCGCCCCTGGATGTTCAATAAGATTGGAAAGATGGACGACGAGCGCGTTCTGGCTCTCAAAGAGCAGTTTCCAAACGGACTACGAGCAATCTACATCAATGACATCTTAGCAGAGGTCAATGATGAAGACATGGACGAATATTGGACCGTCTCGGTTGATCCTATTCTCGATCGCGTTCATGGACAGCCTTATGCTAATCCTATCGTTCCTATTCAAGAGATGACCAATGAAGTATTCCAGCTTACTGTCGAAACAATCCGACACGGAATACCAGAGACATTCGTGGATTCTTCTGTCATCGATCTGCAGAAATACAGATCGATGGAGGTTAGTCCTGGGTCTCTATATCCTGTCAAAGCACCCGTCGGTGGGAATATTGGAGCGGCTTTTTATACCAATAAGGCAGCTCTTCTCTCCAGAGAGCACAAAGAGTTCCACGATGATCTACAAACTGCTGGTCAGTTTGTACTTGGAACTGTACCGTCCGTGTATGGAGGATCAATGCAAGGAGGCTCAGACACAGCCTCCGAATACAGCATGAGTCGTGCTCAGGGTTTGCAAAGACTCCAGATAATCTATAAGATGATCTCGTTCTTCTGGACGGACTTGGAAAGCAAAGCCGTAAAGGGCTATGCCAAAAACATGAAGACGGACGAGAAGATTGTCAAGCAGCAAGGCAAGAATTCCTTTGTGAATGTGTGGATTCGCAAAGCAGAGATGAATGGTGAGGTTGGACAGGTCGAGCCAGAACTCAGCGAGCAGTTTCCTCTTGCTTGGGCACAGAAGCGTGACATCATCATGCGTCTGCTTGAACTGAACAATGAGGCACTCAATGAGGCTCTCTTCCATCCTGAGAACCGACACACAGTCGCGGAGCTTGTTGGTATCACAGAACTGACAGTGCCGGGTGATGCAGACAGAAGTAAGCAGCTATATGAGATTTACGAGCTACTGCAAGGTCAGCCGCAGCCTGTGGGTATCAACCCCATGGACGGCACACCAATCCTTGAATCAACGATACCTGTTGAAATGGACGTTGATGAGCATTCGGTTCACATAGCAGTTATCAAGGAATGGTGCGTGTCTGAAATC